GGAGTCACCGGACGGCCTGTGGCACGCTGGACGGCTCGCTTCACAACAGGTGCTGCTGCTTGCACGGCACGCTGCACGACTTGGCCCGCACCACCAGCAGCGCCAGCGGTGACAACCTCGCCAGTGTCAAAACGGCCACCAGTGCCTGCTTGGGTTGCCTCGATCACGGCCTGGGTGCCAGCGCCAGCAGCAACCGCACCAGGAAGCGTTGTGGCGCGACCGGCAGGTGTGAAGGCCAGCAAGCCGCCAAGAGCACGTGGAATGTCACCAACAGAGAAGCCGGGTGGGATGGCGTACTCTTTCTGGTCAACAGACGATTTCAGGATGAAGTTTCCCTTGGCGTCTTGGCGTGCCTCGATGCCTGGGAAGTTGGCCTTCAAAATCTGCACGGTCTCCTGTGGGTTGGAAACCAAGGTGCCCAAGGCAGACTTCAAAGAAGCCACGCTCATCTGGTTCAGCTCTGGCATACCAGTCCACTCGGGCAGCGCCTGGGTTTCAGGCGTTGCGCGTCGTGCGCCGGTGACCATCTCGCCAACGGACTCAAAGAAGCCCATCTTCTGAGGTTCAGCTTGGCCACCGAACTGCGTGGCCATGGCCGCATAGTCGACGGCTGGAGCTGCGGCAGGTGTGGGTGCAGGCGCTGCCAGAGCAGGCGCAGCTGGACTGGTGGCCGTGCCACCGAATTGTCGTGCGAGTGCTGCGTAATCGGTGGCCATCAGCGAATCCCTGCTGCTTTCTTGAAGGCGTCAGCCGCCTGCTGGTTCGGGAATGTAATCACCTGGCCATTGGGAGCCGTAACACTAACAGCAGCAGATGCAGGTGCAGGCGTACCAGGTGCGGCCGGAGCAGGAGCACCAGGCGCAGTTGGCGCTTGCTCGGTTGGCGAGTAGAAGATGTTTTCAGTCTTCAAGCCATAACCCTTGGCGATGCGCTCCAAGCCGGTGCGGACGGTCTTCTCGCCTTCCAGTGCGCTGTTGTACAAGCCTTTGGCCTGTCCTTTGAACGCTTCACGCTGAGATGAACTAAGACGTTGTCCGCTTGCAACCTTGTTGTAGATGTTCATGATTCGCTCAGGAACACCAGCTGCGTTTTGCGCTGTGGCAAATTCACCTTCGCGCACCACAGAACCTGGGTCGAGCATCTTCATGTAGCCAAAGATCAAAGACAAGTCACCAACTGCAGTGTCCTCAGAGGAAAGAACACGACCATAGGCCGACTTTACTTCCTGATATGGCTTAGTCTGATCGTTATATTCCTTGCGGAATTTTGTCTCAGTCTCTGGTCGCTTATCAGCAGGGATGATGCCTGCACTAATTTGATTGGCTTCCGCCTCTGCACGTTTAGCCTCTGCGCCAGACTTTGCAGCTGCGGCATCAGAAGCACGGCGGGCTGCCTTAGATGCGTCGATCTGAGCTTGCGTGAGGCCCAACTCGGCACCAAACCTATCTGGTGCAAACTTTGCCTCAGCCTCTTTGATGATGGCTTCAGATGTAGCTTTGCTGAGGGTAAACGGCTGAAGTTGCGCCTTGCGACGGTCTTCTTCCAGCTTGACAGCGCTCTCTATGACCTTGTCGCCACCAGGCATCTGCGAGATGGTGAAGCCGAAGTAGTCCTCGGCCGCCTTCGGGTTTTCCTTGGCCACGTCGCGCCAGGTCTCCAGGAACTTCGCGCCTTCCTCGTCGCCGCCGTTGCGTCGTGCAGTGATCTGTTGATCGAGCAGGTTCACAGCAATGTCAGGCTTGCCAGACTTGAAGGCCGAGAACACCTGGCCAGATCGCTGCAGGGCGTTTTGCTGCTGGTCAGCGTTGATCAGGCTGAAGCTCTCGCGAACGGCCTTAGCCTGCGTTTCGGGAAGCATCATGGCCAGATCGGCATAGTCCTTGGCCGTCGCGCCGGGCTGGCGCAGACGCTCAAAAGCCTGCATGACGGTCTTTTGCTGCTCGGCCTGGCGCTGTGCTTGCTCCTGAGCCATGCGTGTTTCAGTTATGGCTGTTCCAGTCTTGAACGCCTGCAGAAATGTCTGAGACGGGTCAGGCACATCGATGCCGTAATTGATTGGGCCCATTGGGAGTTGAAGTGCCATCAGAATTTACCTCCAAGGCCAGAGAAGATGCCAAGGCCGCCAGAGATGGCAGAAGGGATCGACGCAAAGGCCTTACCTGCAGCCATCTGGCCGCCAGCCGTTGCTGCGCCCTGTGCCGCAAGAAGTGACGCAATATTGCTGCCAGTTTCCTGTGCCGCAGCGCCTGTGCCTGCAGCGGATGCTTGGCCAAATTTAGCCAAACCGCCAAGCTGGCCATATTGTTGCTCGATCAACTGGCTAAGAATTTGTGGCCTGAACTGAGCGAGTGCTGCCTGGACGTTGCCACCACGCAGACCGCCAGTGGCAGATGCACGTTGCAGCAGGGCGTTTTCGCCTTGCGCCGTCAATGCCTGAAAAGCCGGGCCTTGCTCAATGGCAGAAATGGCCGCACGTTGAGCTTCGGGGCCTTGCACGCCGACCAGGGCTTGCTGCTGCTTGAACGCCTCAGTGCCTCCGGTGACGTACGGCTCAAGCAGTTTCTGAACAACGTCGAATTGGCGACGCTGCTCCTCGATGCCAGCTTGCGATGCGCCAGCCTGTGTTGAGGCCGCGTCTTTGGCAGCCTCGCCTTGCATGTAGCCAGAAACCAGCGTCGCGCCGCCAACGGCAACGCCAGCCAGTGCGGCTCCAGATAATCCAAAAGTCATTTTGCGCCCTCCAGATGCGTGTGTTGGACGGCCTCCAAAGCCAAAGCCGGTGCAGGGACGGTGTACATGTCCCAGATGGTCTTCGGGTCGGTCTCGTTTGTGGGGTTCGCGTGGAAGGTGGTCACTTCAACATCGGTGAGCGCAACGCCAGCACGCTTGGTATTGGGTTTAGTGACGCTCATGAAGCCGGGGCCGACCTTGGCCGAGCCGTCGTCAGTGGTGACGATCAGGTGGCCTTTGCGAACAACGAAAAAGGACTCGTCCTTGTGCACTGCGCCGGTCAGGACTGTGCCAGCCGGGATGTGCATGGTGCGAGCGTATAGGCCATTGCAGAAGTCGTGATCGACTGGCATCTCAACCTGGGGCAACTTGAGCAGTTCGGCCTCCAGGCGATAGATCGGCAGGTGCTCTGCTGGCACTTGCTTCTCAATTTCCTGAACCGCGACATTGCTCATTGGGCACTCCTGTGAAGGGTGAGCCACTGGCAGCTCGGACAGCTCAGTGCCGTTATTGTCCCACATTCGCATGGCCTGTCAATCCATCTCAAATTCGCGCTCTTCCCAGGCTTGGCAAGAACGCAGGTCGTGACAGATGAAGTCGAATTTGGTGCAGTAGCCACGGTAACCAGCGTCTGTGTCCCATTCATTGCGCGGGATTCGCTCCATCAGCGCCTGTTTGTAGGTGCTGTTGTCGTAATACTCGCAGTTCGAGCAGCGACGACGACGGGCCTCTTTCTCGTCGACCTGCATGGCCTTGCCCAATGCAACCCAGTAGACCTTGTTGGCCGTTGGATCGTTGCTGGGGTTTTCAGGGCCAAGCATCCAGTCGTCGATGACGGTCTGGGTGTTTTTCTTGTTTTCGGCCGTGGTGATGAACGGCTCTGATTCAGGCAGGCCGGTAAATCCTGCCATCATGATCTTCGGCATTTCCATGGTGTTCTCCTTATGTGATCTCGCGGCCACTGGCGCGAATGGTCAGCGATGTTGCAGCGCTGGCGATGGTGGAAATGAATGCGCCAGGTTCCAGCACTTGGCCAACCAGCTCTGGGCAAGTGTAGGTTTCATCTGGTGCGACGCTGCGCGTGTCAACGATCAGATTTGAAACACCAGCCGTGCCACCACTAGTCACCAAGTTGACGCTAATCGTCACGTTGGTCGTGTTGGTGTTGGTGATCGTGAATTTGTCGATGATGGTCTTGCAGTTGGTCGCGGTGTACTGCGTGGTCTGCGATGCCTCAGCCTGCTTTGATGGGATTAGGGTTTTTACTAGGACGCTCATGGTTTCTCCTTATGTTGCTTGCGCACCGCTGGCGATGATGGTCAGACCAGCGGATGCTGCCTGAACTTGAATTGTGTCGCCTGCATTCAGTACCTCGATTCCGTTGTACTGCAAAGCGTTATTTGCAGGAACAGATACGTCGTACAGAAATGCATTTCCAGTGCCTGCCGATCCTGCCGATGGCACCAAGAACACGCGCACATTGATGGACGCGCCTGTGGTGTTGGCGATGCTGAACTCTTTGAGCAGAGCGCGAGTGCTGGCTGGGACTGTGTAGAGCGTTGTCACGCCTGTGGTGATGGCCGCTTGGCCAAACTTTGTTGGTGTGATTACATCGAAAGCCATGTGAGCACCTGATTTGATTGAACAGAAGCCGGAAGGCTTGATGTTGGCACGGGGCCATTCTCCCAGCGCTGTTGGACGCCATCGTAAACCAGCACATCACCATTGGCAGGTGTTGGCGCATAAACGTCGGACAGCTGGCTTACTGAAGGAATGGCTGAAACTCTGACAAAAACAGATCCAGAGCCTCCAGACCCAGCATTGACAACTGAAGCAACTACCACATGTGGCGTAGGAGCTTGTGGCAAGTTCTTGGTCAGTCCACCTGCAAACAATGGGTTGAAGTACAAGATATCACCATCTGCCCAGGTCTCGCCATAAGGAGCGCCGGTCGTGTTGAACCCACGCACAAGACCAAAGCTGGAGACCAAACCAAAGGCATTGTTTGCCATGTCTTCAGCGGCCACACCCATGATGAGCTGGCCATTTGTAATTCCAGTGGATGGCTTTCCCTTCAATACACCAGATGATCCAACAGCTCCGTCAAACATGACAAGCTGGCCTTTTGTGATGGCTGCCGATGCCTTGATGTAGTAGTACTGTGATTCTCCGATAGCCTGGTTGACGTTGGGCGTCATTTCCAGATTAAGGGTGTAGCCTCCATTCCAGTGCATCCTGCCGACTTTGATTGCTGGCGCTGGAGTCGTGGTGTTGAAATCTATGTAGTCCGTGACCACAGAGTTATTGTTCTGGATCACAGGGGCCATGGCCAGCATCTCCAGCGAGTTGGCAATCCGTCCAAGCGTGTCAAGCGCCTGCACGGCCTTCTGGTCTGCTGCTCCGCTGTTTATGGCCGCGTCTTGCGCCAATCTGACAATCTGCGCCAGCGCCTCGGTGGCCGCCGCATCTGCGTTGCCAGCCTGAATGCTGATTCCGGTGGTATCGCTTGAAGGCGAGACCTCGTCAGCAATTTGAAACAGTTGCTCGAACTGTTTGATCTGCTCGTGGTTCTTTAAGAACGTTGCGAGCTGATCGCGAGTGAGGTTGAGCTTTCTTGTGGCCATGGTCAGTAGGCCAGCGGCTCAAGTTGCGCCTCAAGACGGGCAAAGGACAGGTGCGCTTGGCTGTCGCCACGGAAGCGCTGGATGCGCCAGTTGCGCATGTGGCCCTGCTGAAACCATGCCAGGCGCTTGGTGGTGTTGCCTGTCGTTCCGACGCGCAGCGGTCTGTCTTGGCTCCAGGCCATGCCGTCCACCGAGTAGCTGGTCGTGATGATCGGGTCAATGCCCAAGGCCACGCGGCCGGTGAGGCTGACCAGCTCCAGCTTGTTGAAGATCGCGCCATTGCCTTCGTTGTAAACGATGATGGTGCCAAATTCCCAGCGGACGATCTGTCCCCAATGCGTACCGATGTTGTCCACCAGGTAGCCGATGTTGCTGGACTGCGGGTCACCCACCAGCCACTTGTCGTAGGCCCAGATCAGGTTCCGCGCACGGTACTGGCTGAAGCCGACGGTCGAGGTGGTCAGGATGAACCAGACCTGTGTCTGCATTTCCTGCGATGCGGCTGCGTCATAAACCAGTGTCTTATCTGGCAGGTGCACATACAGGTGCTCGTGCGCCTTGTCGTTGCGTGCTTCCAGCTTCACCGTGGCCAGTTGCACCTCGGTGTAGCCAAGCAGCAGTTCGTCGATCTCCTGAGTGCTTATTTTTTGAGCAGTTGCGTTTGCGCCAAGGTAGATTCCTGGCGCTTCGTTGCGGCCACTGCCCAAGAAGGCAACTGTTTCCAGGTAGACGCAGCAGCCAAAGGTTCCGATCACGCCCTTCTGAATTTGCGCTCCGTCGATGCGCTGAAACGGGAAGAAGTCACCGCCAACGTTATCGAACACCTCGATGGTGTTGCGGTTCAGGGCATAGATTTCGTTGCGTAGCTTGAGCAGCGCCACCACGGGGTCTGGGTCGACTTCAGAACTGCCGTACTTCAGCGGGTTGACCTGGGTCGGGTCGGTCAGATCGGTCACGATCAGGTTGGTGCCGTCGGTGGTCATGAAGTAGCCATCTACCCAGACCACGTCCAGAACAACGCCAAGGTCGGGGTCGGTCACTTGCGTGAGTGCGCCATTCCAGTAATACAGGCGGCCACCAGACGCGATAGCCAGGCGGTCGAAGCTGTAGTCCATGGTCACCAGCGTGTTGACGGGGCCGCCAACGTCACCCAGCACGGTCACAGCGCCATTGCTGGACACGGTAACGAGCTTGGTGCCCATGACGCGGTAACAAACGCCGTTCCAGTTGATGCCGCCACGGTCAACGCCTGGGCCTGTTCCGTTGGCAACGATGCCGTCTCCAGGACGCAGATAACCGGCGCTGATGCCGGACTGCTTTGGCACGGGCATCATGTTCACCGGGTAGCTCGTGCGCAGGTCAGGGCCGTTGTCGGTGTAGATGCCGTTGAGGATTTGAATTTGCATGGCTTACCACTTCACCTTGTTTGCCCAATACGCAGCGCTCATTTTGCCTTTGGAGATGTTCTCTGCGTGCCTAGCTTTGAAAGATTCACGCCGCGTCTTGTCGGCCTTGCTCTCGCCTTCACGCTTTGGAGACCCAGACACGCCTTGCTGACCAAAGCGGATCGTCTTGATCTGGTCGCCAGCCTTGGCCACCACGACGTGCGACTTGGTTGGATGCGATGGCGTGCGCTTTGGCTTGTTGAAGCCTTCAACGCCAACGCGCTCCAGTCGTGGGTCTTTCTTGGTGGCCATGGTTATGCGATGCGATACCAGCTGTTTGTGGATTGCACGAAGCGCATGCGGAAGAAATCCTCGGCGGCCAGGGTGGTCGGCGCACCGTAGGCGGCTGCTGCGCCGTTCAGTGCCAGCGCGAAGGCTGTGATCTGCTGAGTGGTGGTGATGAGCACTTCAGTGCCGTCAGGCGTCTGTGTGTTCAGCGGAAGCGTCACGGTGCCAGCAGCCAAAGTTCCAGCAGGCTGGATCAGCATCCACTGTTGCTGGGCCACGGGTGTCGGAACGGCCACGTTGAAGCCGGTGCCTGGCGTGAAAATGCTGGTGGCCAACGTTGGGCTGGCAAAGTTCTGTTGGAAGAACTGCAGCAGCGCACCGATGGGCAGACGACGGGCGTCGCCGTTGTTCGGTGTGTAGACGGGAATCTGGTCGCCAGGAGAGGCAACAGAAAGCAGCGGCAATTGGTTGATGTAAGCCATGGTGAATCCTTAGTTGAACTGGAGTGGGCCGTCTGGGCCAGCGTCGACAGGATCGACGGGAGGACGGATGAACGGGTTGTCGTAGACGCGCCATGGCTTATTGCCAGCGCCAGCAGGCATGGTGGCCGGGAGCTGTTGCTCGGGCGGCATGGTGGCACGTTGCAGTAGGGTGTTGTAACTGTCCTTGGCCACGGCCTTGGTATCAGGCATCACCACCTTGCCGTAGCTAGGAGCAATGCGGATGGCCAAGTTGGTCAAGATGGCCTGGTTGGCTGAATCAGGGACAAGCGTCGGCTCGTCCAGATCGCTGTCCTGTGGGCTGCCTGGCAGTGGATAGCCCAAACGGATGCCCTTGCCGTTCCAGTCTGCAATCATGGCATCAAGGCGACGCAATGCAGCTTGCAGCTGCTCAGGCGACAGGTCAAAGACATAGGACGCAAGGCCGATCTCTTCAAATGCCGCAGCGACGAATTGGCGCTTGCTGTACCCCATGTCAGGCCTCCTGCTTGTTGAGTGCTTCGGTGATCATGGCCAGCAGCTTCTCGTCGCTGGTGCGCTTGGTGAATGTCAGGCCGAGTTCTTTGGCCTTATCGACCAGCTCGATGCGGGTCGGCGCTTCGCTGTCGTCAGGCACTGAGGTCTCCACGACTTCGGGCGCTTGAGGTGCGGCTGCAGCTGCGGCTGCCTGCTCGCGCAACAGACGGTGATTGATGCCGTCGATTGGCCGGGATGGCTTGCGAACCTTCACGGGCTTTTTGTTCTTGCGGTACTTGGGCATGAGGATGTTGTCTTGCATCACTTGGCCTTTTTCTTTGGTGCTTTGCTTGGCTTGCCTGCTGCCTTGGCTGCTTTCTCGGCTGTGCTGAGAGCAATAGCCACGGCTTGCTTCATTGGCTTGCCAGCCTTCTTTTCCATCTTGATGTTCTTGCCGATGGATTTACTCGAGTAACCTTTGGTCAGTGGCATGGTGCCTTCTCCTGTTTTCGTTTCTCACGGGCCAGTTGCATGGATGCAAGGCGCTTCGCACGGACAACTGGGTCTTGCCACGAGCTTGCCGTCTTGCCTGCGATTTTCTGCTTTGTGCTGTCGTCGCGCAATGAGCGTTTACGAGCCTTGGCCGAAGCACTCATCTTGGCGCGTGTTTCGTTCGATCGTTCGTAGGCCAGTTTTTGCTTTGTCTCATCGGACATTGCATAGCCTGATGCCTTTCGATCATCCCACCAAGATTTGACTTGTTCTGATCTTTTGGCACGCCGTTCGTCATTCCAGCTGGCTTTCAGGCCGTCTGAAACTTTCTCACGGTATTGCTCGTTTTGCCACTGCTTTGCTGTCGCTTCCGACCATGCAGAGGTGTCAGCATGCTTTCTGCCTTTTGCCTTGGCAGAGATTTTCAGTGCAACTGATGGGCTTTTTGATGGGGCAGTTTCGCCGCCTGCTGTCACGTTGTAGCCAAACGGCACAAGCGTTCCAACGGCAATGATGGCTGCTTTTTCTGCTGCATGAAGTTCATCATGCGTTGCAAACTCTCCAACAACAGTGACCACTGGCTCGCCATGCTTGCGCCATGCGCAATGCACCGGAAGCTGACTTCCTCGCTTTGCTGCTTGACGGTGTGCTGAAAGGCGAGTGTTCATTGTTCTTGTGGTTTGTCCGATGTAGGCCTTGCCTGATGCAAAAACCAGCTTGTAGAGAATGTGCATACCATGCTCCTGATTAGTTCAAGAGCATGGTAGCACATCATCCAGCTAGTCTGGTATCTTGCTGTTTAATTATTGATTAAACAACAAAATTCCCGACATTTCCGGGTTCTTGTTCACCACACCGAACAGCGTGTCCATACGGTACTTGATGGTCATGCTGTCAATGTCGTAGAACTTCTGCAAGACCAGCTCAATGCCCTGGTCGGTGGTGGCACGCATCACTGCGACGCCAGCGTCCGAAGGCACGGCATAACGGCCAGGCAAAATTTCCAGCGAGTCACGCTGCCAGAACACGTTCACCGAAGCGGCGTTCACGTTCAAGAAGGTGATGGCGGCAGTGTTGGACGGCGCGGACACTTCCACGTTCTTGTACTGCAGCTGGGCGTCGGTGGCAACGCTCTGTGCGCCAATGATCGGGGGAGTGATCACCATGGTGGTGCTGTTGGTCACGCTCACGACACGGAAGGTCTTGAGTTGGCCAGTGCTTTGCTTGGTGATGTGGTGCACAGCGAACACGCCAGCGATTGTGAAGGCATCGCCTGCGGCCACGTTGGTGGTCGAGGAGACGGTCACGGTCTGGAAGCGGTTATCCACGTTGATCTGGCCGCCGACGGAAGTCGAAGTGGCCTGAGGCGTGTAGTTCGCTTGTGTGCCTGCACCGCTGGTGTCGATGGTGATCGACGCGCCACCAGCTGCAGCAGCTTGGCGGTTGGCGTAGTCCATCTTGTAGGTGTCGAAGCCTGCGACCATGCCGACGTAGCTGCGCTCGTAGGCTTTGTCGGACTTCTGGTTGCCGAAGCTGCGAGCAGTGCCAACCAGGTTGCCGGCCAAGCCGTTGTAGTCGCGGCTGGACAGAGCCATGAAGCGGTCGTAGTCAGGCACGCCTTGCTCGTTCATGATGGCGTCGCACAGGGCCACGTCGTCATAGTCACCGGCAGCGGCAGCGATTGGCACAACCAAAGAACCCAAGCCAGCGGCTGCGTTCATGATGGCGATGTTGATGTCGCTGGCCAGTTTTTGCTTGGCGGAGTCGCCCAGGCGGCCTTCTTGCAAGGCGTCGCGCAGTTCGAGGGAAGTCATTTCCCAAGGCACGGTCTTGCTGAAGCCCAAAGTCGCAGGGACGGCCAACTGAGTCATGCCCTGGTAGCCGGGGATCGGCGTGCCAGGAGTGCTGTTGATCGACTGAGCGATGTAGGGCTGTGGACGCCAGATGGTGTTGTTGGCGCGTTCCATCATTGTCTGGTCTGTGTTGTAGACCGAGACGTTGCGGGACAGCACGAGAGCGTCTTGGAAGCCTTCGAGGAGGTCTTCAAACGCGACGCGTTCTTCTTTCGAGAAACTATTGGACATGATTTTTCCTTAAAAAATGGTCATTTTGAAGCTGCACGCTTCTGCGCCTTGTACTGGATGACCTTGGTCATGTTGCCAGTACGGGCGGCTTCTTCGCGCAGCCGTTCGAGGGTTGAGTCCACCGCGCCAGACACTCGACCAGTTGAGCTGATCATGCGTTCGGGTGCAGGGGCTGCCTTTCGGTTCGTAACTTTCAATTCCTTCTCCAGTTTCGCTACCGCAAAGGCAAACTTTACGGGGTCTTCAATTTTGGCCAGCTCTGCCGCCTTCTTTGGGTTCTTGCCGAGTGCGTAAATCACCAAAGCAGGATTGTCTGCACCTTGCAGCACGACGCCTTGTTGCGTGATGTTGAAGAGTTCCTGGGCCACGGCCTCGGCATCCTCAAAATCTCGCACCTTCAGCTCAGCTTTCGCCTTGCCGTAGCCTTCGAGCTTTTCCTGCCAGGCTTGTTTTTGCGCTTGCTCGGCCTGCTGCAGCTTGTTGGCTTCAGTGTCGGCTTGGCGTTTGCGCTCGAACCAGTCTGTCAGGGCAGATTCAAACTTGTCAGCGTCATAGTCGAAATCTTCCAGCTTCGGCTTTGCCCCAAGTGCGACCGGCTTTTTCTCAGTCGTCTGGGTCAGCTTCGCTTCGAGTTCTCGAATGCGCTTTTCCTTCTCGCGGTTTGCTTTACGCAGCTCTTTCACCCAACCAGGTGCGTGAGCTTGCTCATCGGGAGGTGGCGCGTCCTCACCAATGGAGACGATCACTTCGTTGTCGTCGCCTTCTTGATCGTCGCCGGATTGCTGGTCGTTCTGGTCGGTGCCGGAATTTTGCTCGTCACCCACGTTCTCAGAATCGTCCTGGCTTTCCTGATCGTCGATCACCAAGGTGTCGTCGTCGAGGTTTTCATCTCCTGTTGCTGCCTTTTTAGTCATTCAAATACCCCATTTAACTCATCCACTTCAAACGGCTGGATGGATACCGTGTACCCACATTCTCCACCATATCGATGTCATCTGACAACAGGCTGCACTTGTTCTCCAATTGCTGCCTGTTCCAGTGCTTCGATTGTGGTCAATGCGATGTTCTGATCGATCTCGCTGGCCTTGGCGATGGTCTCGGCCGTCTGGGCGCGTTTAAGTTCTGCGCTTGCGATGGTCTCCACCGTGTCGGCACGTGCCTTGGCAGCCTTGGCCACGGCTTCTTCGGCTGCGGCTTGCAGGAAGATGGCGTTCGGGTCTTGCTGTTGGCCAGCGGCTTGCATCTCGGCCATGAGCGCCTCGGCTTCTGCGTCGGTCGGCTTGACCACGCCCATGCGAATCAGGCGCTTGCGGAAATAGTCCTGCACGTCGCCAACGCCCTCGCCTTCCATGTTCATCATGGCCATAGCACCAAGCACTTGCAAGGTCTCGGGGTCTTGGGTGATCTGCATCATGCCGGTCAGGGCGCGAACGGTTGCCGCACGCTTGGAGCTGGAGGACGGGCCGACGTCCACATCCACGTCGAACTTGGCCGCTCCCAGGTCGTTGGCCATCTTGACCTCGCCGGTCTCCTGGTCGATTGTTGGTTGCATCAAGGTGACGGAGTCGGTGTCGCCGTTGTCGGTGATCACCTTCATCTGGCGGCCTTCCTCGACATAAACGTCCTTGGCCATGCTCAGCCAGATTTCGCCGCAGCGCTTCATGGCCTTGGCGAAGTTGCTCATGTAGATGAACGTCTGCATGTCCAGGCGTTGCTGGATCATCTCCACGGCCTTGCCGGAAACGTTGCTGACGACTTTCTCGCCTGCCTGCGGGTTGCCCAGAATGTCCTGCATGTCCTGCTCGGTCACTTGCAGCAGGGCTGCCATGGCCGGAGGGATTGCCGGGCTGCGCGTGTAGGCCACCGGGCCGCTGATCGTCTGGCTGCCGTCTGCGTTGGTGATCGGGTTGATCAGCAGGTAAGGGTAATCCTTGAGGTTGTCCTCGGCCCACATGAGCTGGTGGCCAGCGATCTGCTCAGGCGTAAGGATTGGCTTCTCGACGCTGGACAGGGCGCTGATCTCGCCCAACTTGGACAGCTGCATGTTTTTGAGGCGCTGAGCGTCCTTGGCCAGGCGAACGTGGCCCATGCAGCGCTCGACGTTGTCCACAAACCAGCGCTTGCCGTAGACCGGCACGATGGGGATGCACTTGCCTGCGATGTAGCCGCAGTCTTCCAGCACTTTGCCACCGGACATGATGTACTTGTGAATCTTGCGCGACTTGATCTTGCGCTGGCGCACCTCGACGCTGCCAATGGCGGCCAGGGTTTCTTCCAGGGCCGGGTCGTCGGTGAACTCGCTGGACTTGTAGCGATCCTCGGTGCCGTCAATGGCTCGGAAAATGCGAATGGTCTCGGTGACGTCCTCGACTTTGTAGTATTCCGCGATGTAGACCACATCGGGCGTGCACCAGTCGAACTCGTACTGATGGATGATCTTGGGCCAGTCGGTCGGGTCGTCGTTCCACTCTTCCTTGTAGGACTCGTAGGTCATCGAGTAGATGACGTAGCAGAAACGGGCGTCGGCCTTGTCCTGGCGCTTGGCGTTCAGGTCAAAGAACACGGAGCTGTCGGCATCAAAGATCGGCTCGATCTGAATGCGCTGGCGCTCGTTGTCCTCGTCCTCGTCGTCCTCGTAGGTGGTGCGCAGTCGCCAGGCACCAAAGCCACCGCCGACGGCCTCTTCAAAAGCGTTGTCGTAGGCCTCGTTGGCCACGCTGTCGTGCTCGTCGGCACGGTACAAGCCGTCGCAAGTGTCGGCCAGCTTGTCATTCTCCGCGCCGTCCTTGGACACAAAGTCCACGGTGATGCGGTTGTTGCGGTATTCCGAGATGATGCGCATGACCGCCAGGGCGATCTTGTTCACCTCGAACTTGGGCTTGTTCTCGTAGATGTCCCAGAGTGGGCCTTCCCATTGAGCACCGGCCAGCGAGTAGAAGCGCCGGTCTTGCAAGCACTGAAGGCGCTCGTCACGCAGCGCCGTTTGGACGTTGTCAAACTGAGAGAGCGCTTCTGAGTGAAGATTCGCCAGTCGCTGCTCTTTGGAAATGCGTGCCATATTTTTGCCCTCGTTTCAAGTATTTTCTCACCATTTCGACACGGTAGGCAATGGTTTGACCATCGCCGCCTTGTTTGCCGGTAGGCGCTGCACCAGGTTGATCGCGTCAAACATCGGGTCAAGCTGGTCGTCGTGAGCGCCTGACGGGAAGGCCGCGACCTCGGCCAGGAAGTCCGAAAGCCATGGCGCGTCCTGCGGAAGCAGCACGTTGCCGGTCTCGATGAACGGTGCCGCGTCGTAACCTCGGCTGATCTTGTCCTTGTTGCGCTGCACGGCAATGACCGGCAGGCCTTCCCTGCGAAGGGTCTGGATCAAGCCGGTGCCCGATACCTTGTCCTCGACGTACATGCCGCGCATGGTGGCCGCGGTGGCCAGCGGTCTCGGGTCGTTGAGATGCTTGAGCCAAAAGGCACGGGCCTGCACCAGAAGCTCGGGTGCTTCCCACTTGCCGCGCACCTGGTCGAGCTTGACGGCCTTGCCAATGGATGAGCGTGCCCAACACTGCAGCACAGACCAGTCGTTGTGGTCGGCGGTCTTTTGGGCCGTGTCCACGGTGATGAAGCGGAACTCCAGCTGCGGGACGTGCGACCAGTAGCCGAACCAGTCGGTGTTGATGATGCCGCCGCCTCGGGGTGCTGGCCGCTGCTGGAGCTGTCCGGCCGTGCCGTACGTGCCAAGGGTCTTTTCAAGTTCGGCCACCTGCGTCTCACCAAAGCGCTCGGGGAACATCAGCTCGCCTTCCTGGGTGCGCGGGTCAGTCCAGCCGATGCTGGTGGTGCACCGGAACTCAGGCTCGAAGCGCATCGGGATGCAAAGGTGCGTGTACGGAAGTCCCATTTCCTTGATGACGCCTGAAATGTCCTTCTCGTTCAGGCGCTGCATGATGACCACGATGGCCGACTTGTCGGAGTTGACACGGGTCGGCAGGGTTTCGGTGAAGGCAATCCGTGCGGCCTCCAGCTTGGCAGCGCTGTTGGCGTTGTCGGCGCTGATCGGGTCGTCCAGGATGACGCGGTCGCCTCGCACGCCGGTCATGCTGGTGAAGGCTCGGGCCTGCCGAATGCCCTTGCGGGTATTCCCGAACTCGCGCTTTCCGTCCAGGTCGGCCAACAGGTCAAGCGGCCAGAGCTTCTGGAACCACTCGGACTTGATCAGGTCGCGGCAGCGTCGGCTGTCTCGGATGGCCAGCTGCTCTTCGTGGGCAGTGCCAACAAAGCGCATCTCAGGCAGGCCAACTGGCCCCCACTCCCAGGCTGGCCAGATCACGCCGGTCAGCAGGGACTTCATGGAGCCGGGCGGCACGTTCATGAGCAGGCGGTTGATGTCGCCCTTGGTCACGGCCTCCAGGTGCAGGCAGATGGCATCGAGCGCCCAACCCCACTTCAATTGGGCAGCCGGTTCAAGCACGCGCCAGGCACGCTTGGCAAACTCGGCCAGGCTGCGCTTGCACAGCTCGCGCTCGATGGCCAGCAGGTCAGCCTCAGTCAGGAGCATTGGCATCCTTGGCCGCGATGATCTGCGCCAGCACGTCTGTGGATAACTTCGAGGCGTCGATGGTTTGCACTTGCAGCGGGTTTTCTTTGTCGCCTGCCAACTCCAGCCGGTCGCCGTATTTCTTCGGGGCCAGCTTGGATAAAAGCCACTTTCGGCTGTCCACTTGAAGTTTTCGCTGCTGGATGGCCTGCCAGTCGCGCTTTCCGTCTCCAGTTTCAGGGACTTCGCTGTCGGCCAGCTCTAGCACATCATTTGCCATGCGCTCGATGAGGTCTTCCCTCGCGTGCGCGTAATCTTCCGCAAGTTTAGCGTCAGCATCCACCCATCGGTTGAAGGTGCTTTGCGGAACTCCCGCTGCTTGGCAGGCTTTGAAAGCGCTCAGGCCATCTCGCATCCCTTGCAGGACAGCTTGGCAGATTGCGTCTTTGTCTCGCTCAGGTTTGGCTGTTTTTGTCTTTTCAGTGCGTTTTGTTGCCATAGCTTTCTCCTTGCGTCAGCACTCGCATTGCTCTCGCAGCCACTGCTGGAACCCATCCATTTCCAGTGGTTTTGAGTCCGTCCATCCCTCTGGCCACATCATCAGGATTTCTTGGCATCTGGGTGTAGTCATCCGCTGATAGAGTCGCATCAATTGCTCTTGCAAATTGCCGTCTGCGTGATTCTTTCGGATCAACTTCAATGGGTTTCGGAAAGTCCAAGCCTTCCAACTCTGTGCGGTCGGTGTAAGCAACCATGTAAAACCGTGCTCTGTGATGCGCTGCTCCAATGGTTGACGCATAGAACACTCCCCATCTTGCATCAAACCCCATTCCGGCCAAGTCTCCGAGAACTCTGCCAAGCCCCCTAGAAGTGAGCATTGGCGAGTTTTCCACAAGCACAATTCTTGGTCGAACTTCACGAATGATTCTGGCCATTTCCACCCATAGTCCAGATCGTTCGCCATCCAATCCTGCCCCCCCCCCGCACTGGCTAATATCTTGGCATGGGAATCCGCCAGTGACGACATCGACTGACCCATTCCAAGGTTTTCCATCAAAGGTTCTGACATCATCCCAGACTGGAAATTGGTCGATGACTCCATCTCGCATTCTGTCAAGCATGATCTGACGCGCTCCGGCATCAACTTCAACAGCGCAGACGGTGCGCCATCCAAGCAGCTTTCCTGCCAAGACGCTGCCACCCCCTCCTGCAAATAATGCCAGCTCATTCATTGTCACCTTTCAGCCTGTTTTTGATTACGTGATAAGCGCCACTTTTTGAGATGTTCAAGAACAATGCAACGTCAGCAACTGAAGCGCCGCCATCGACCATTTTTGAAATCACATCTGCCATTGGGTGCTTGGTCTGTTTTGTGCCTCTTTTTTTGTGCCATGGCTTTTTGAAGTTTTTTGGCCTTGCGTAAGTTCCATGCAATTTTTTGTGCTGCTCATTCTCTGAATGACTTGCCCAAGCAAGGTTTGATGGCGCATTGTTTTGCGGGTTTCCATCAAGATGCGATGCCTCTTGCTTGCCCTCTGGTAAACCATGAAACGCCATGCACACAAGACGATGGACTGACGTTTTGACACCAGCCCCTGCTTGGCAATACTGGTATGCGTTCGCCATCCAAGGCTTGAGCTTTTTCCCCTTCAGCATGAAAGCACGTTCAACACCTTTGATCGTTTTCTTCACAGACCGATCTTTTGACCAGATTTCTCCAAGACTGTTCGCCATGTAACCCCGTGCAATCGGTATGTCTCGCCATTCAATTTCCATAAATGCTCCATTGCATTGTTTGGAAATTATTGTAGGGGTTTAATCTGAAGTTGTCAATGGAATGAGCGCATCGATCTGGATGGATTCGAGCTGGTCTGGGAGTTTCATTCTGTGGGCCTTTCGATGCGAACTTCTACAAATCCGCCGACCGCCTCGCCCTTGCGGATGGTCAGCGTCCAGTGTTTGTCGTCTACCTTGAGCACGTCGGCCAGGCCATCGAGACCGGCTTTCATGCGTGCCAGGGCGTTGTCCAGGTCATACTGCCTGCGGGTTGGCGGGTAGAACGTCAGGGTCAGGTGCAGGCTGGCGGCCTGGATCGGGCGTGCGCCTTCCTCCATAGCCTGCCAAAAACAGAGTTCTCGATACTGCTTTTTGAGCTTTGCGGTCTTGGCCCAGTGATTTCTGGCGTTCGGGGACAGGCCGGTGGGTGGCCATGGCAGCTTGATGATCATTTCCACCTCGTCCAGATCAGCCAGGCGTACAGCGCCAGGACAGCCCACCACTGGCCAAGTGCAACAAGTGCAATGGTCAGCAGGACGGGCCACAGGGTTTCAAGCTGTCCCATTGTCGCCTTCCAGCCGGTCGGCCACCAGGGTGGCGTAGCCTGCGATGTCGATCCAGTTGTCGGCATAGTTCGGGTCGCCGTTGATGATCCTGGCGATCTTGTGGGCAATCATATCCAAGGCCTCAAGCTGGTCGTGGTCGAGCTCCTTGCCGCGAGCTTTGGCGGCCGAGTGAATCACCTGCTTGAGCACCTGGCTAATTTCGGCATGACCTTTGAAGCTGCCATAGCGCTTCTGGCGTCCAGCCAGCATTTCGTTGATGTCGGTCATTTCAGTCGCTCCAGTGTTTCGGCCAGCAGGTCGGCCTCGGTGAATCCGTAGTGCTTGGCAAAGCCCTTGGTGCCCAGGCCATGCACGCCGGTGTTGCCTCGGTGATGTTCCGGGCACAGCGGGATGACGTCCATGTGCTTGGCACGCTGGCCCATGCCGGTGCCGTGCCTCGGGTGGTGGAGCTCGGCCGGTGTCGCGCCGTAGCCAAGGCGGTGGCACACAGCGCAGCCAAGCTCGGCCACGCGGCTCATGTGCTTGCGTTCTGCAATTGTGGTCATTCCGCATTGCTCCTTGCTCGGATGGCGGCAGCAACTTCACTGCGGTAGATCATCGTGTCGCTGTCGTCAAAATGTTTTGCACACGACTCGCGTTCAGTCTGAATCCCAGTTTTGTAAGCAGAAAGCAAGGCCCACGTCCACTGCATGCGGTCGGTCTCGTCCATTCCGTCGATCTCGGCAGGCAGCGGGTAGGTTCGAAACCACTCGTCAAAGGTCATGATTCATTCTCACTTCACGGTAGCCACGGAGCAGCTCTTTGGCCGCTTCGTGCAGGTTTTCCAGCGTCTCAAGCGACAAAACAATCTCGTGGCCATCCTGCTCGATCTTGAAAAACAGCGTGTGGCCGATTTTGCTTTCAGGGTCAAGGCTGATGTCCAAAGCGATGGCGTCGCCGTTTGCGATTTCAAACATGGTCGGTCGGTAGGTCATGTGTTGTTCCTTGCGCGAATGGCGGATGCAACGCTGCGACCAAATGGGCTACGACCTCTTGTAAAAAAATCCTCCGCTGCCTTAGCGCACGCCTCGCGCTCTGCTGCGGCGACAAGGACGGCGAAGGCATTAATGTCGCCTTTCCACTGGTCTTGTCCGCAAAACTTGTTCGGCACACTGCAGCAGTCAATGGTTTTGACCATCCCAGCCTCCCGCGCCATGCGGACGATGTCTTCTCGGTTCATAAAAACCACCTTTTGATGTGCACCCAGACAATCGCAGCGATCGTGAACCATGCGCCGATGCCAGCGAGTCCGAGCCAAGTCAAAGCCCAAATGCCTGCCTTGTCTGCCTCTGTAAATTTCATGTGATCTCTCCGGTCTCTGGGTCAACGTACTCGGGCGCGGTGAAGCGCACGCCCTGCTGCGCACCGAAGGCCTCGATCAAGTCCTGCAGCTCGCTCATCTCGGGCTTGGTCATCTTGCTGGTGGACTTGCCGAGCACCACAAAGCCACCATCGATGCCTGGCACGACGTCCTGCTTGGTCATCGAGGCGGTCATCACGTGCTTCCATTCCTCAGCGCTCAGCTTGCGACCGTACCAGTCGACCTGCTTGGCCACATCGGTCAACATCGCCCACAAACGCGCATTTTGTGCGAGCGTGCGGGTTTCAGGCTTGATCTCCACCACCATGCGGTGGCCAGCCATCAGCAGGGACTTGAGCAGCGGCCAGATCTGCTGCGTCAGGACTTTGTGGGCCTGCACCGGCTCCCAAAGGGTGAATCGTTGGCGTTAGGTCATAAAAGTCCAAGCATTTGGTTGGTCACTGCCTTGTTGCCATATTCAGAAACAACAGCAACGTCGTATGCTTTTGCAGCATCCTGTTCAGAACGGAAAAGACCAATATATTTTTTATTGACGCAAACCTGCCATCCGTTTTTATGCTTTGCAACGCCTTTGTATTTGCTTGAACTACCTCTGGCACCTCTATTTAAGGCATTCAAACTGGCATCAACAATTCGCAAATTTTCAAGCCGATTATCGAGCCTGTCTCGGTTGATGTGATCAACTATTTGCCCAGGTTTTGCGCCAATAATTAGTCGATGCATTGCAAAAATCTTGCCGCCGCTTTTTGCGATTGCATAGCCATCAGGACATTTTTTCCATGATCTTCCAAGTATTGCTTGAATCGATGCTGAATCAATTAAAGCAATCTCTCCGTGCTTCAAAACCACTTTAGTGATCATTTGATTCCCTCCCGGACTGCGATCCAGCACTCGTCGAGGCTGAGGGGTGTTTCGTCAATGCCTGGCGGACGGATTCTAAGATGCGCTCCCGGCCAGGGTTCTGCGGGAACCTGTCGATGGCCGCCAGCATCCCGGCTGCCGCCTGTTTGTTCGGACGGGCGCTCAGCACCAGCCGGGTGCAGCACGACAGGCATCCAAAGTGATACTGGCCGGACAGCGGGTTCGTTGCGTGGGCTTGGCAGGCTGTGCATGTCATTCGCCCTCCTGGATTCTGAGCGCCTTTTTTGCGCACTCAAGGCTGCCGATGTTCACTCGTTCGCCAGCGGCCTGTCTGGCCAGCAGCTTGCGTGCCCAGTCGCGCCCGTCGTTCATGGCCACAAACTCCACCGGGCCGATGGGCTTGGCTTCTGGCGGTGGCAGTCTGCGCGGCTGGTCGTCGCTGAAAGTCTTGCGCGGCATCACAGCCTTGCAGATCGCCTCGAACTGCGGCAGGTTTGGCGGGAAGTCCGGGCACTCGTCGGCCAGGCGCTTGGCGGCCGTCTCGATCGTGTCCGGTGAATACTTTGCCAGGGCAGATTCCCAGACCAGCATGGCAGCCCGGATGCCCTTATCCTTGCCGTTGGCGTCGCGCTCGCCTGTGGAAAACTTGGTGGTGAACAGGCTGCCGTAAGACCCGTGCAAGATCAGAAACAGCTTGCGGATCGTCGGGTTGTCGCCTTTGGGTGCGGGTTGTTGGCCAGCGTGCTGGATGGCCTGCTGTGCAAGGGTGGCGAGGTTATTCATTGTCGAACACCCCATCAAAGATCGCCCGAGCTGCTGCAGCGTGCTTGTGCTCAGTGCGGCCAGCCGTCCGGGCTTGGTTCTGCCTTCTCACCCAGTTGCGCCAGGTTGCGTCCCAGTCGGTCTTGACGCCCTTCTGGCCAGGCTGTGCGATCCAGTAGTCCCTGAACTCGTCGAACACCTGTCTGGGAACAAGGTCTGGCCGTTCCTGTTTGCAAAACTCAAACCAGTCTGGCGGAAGAAGACAGTCTGCTGGCAAGCGCGTGCCGCGCTGCTTTGTCTTCTTGTGTTCTGGGTCTTGTGTTATGTGTATTGTGTCTTGTGTAGCATTGCTTTCGCTATGCGTTCGCATTGCGTTCGCATCTCTTTGCTTGCTCCACCGGGCCTTGGCGCTCTCGCTGGCCTTGCTGGACTTCTCACCAGCCCTGGCGATTTCCTGATCTGCCCGGTGGTTTGCCCATCCGGTCTCAGTGCGAATGAAGAACTCCTGCAAAACGACCGCAATGCAGTCGGTATGCGTTCGCATCCGAATCAGGCGTGCGATCTCGCTGGTTTCCAAAGGCAAAGGGGTCTCGTGAAGGTAGTACCAATCGAGCATGCGTCGATAGGCCAGGTCTTCAAGATCGGAAAGGTGCTCAGTGTGGCTTTTGTAGTCGCCAATATTGAACTGGTAGTAGTGCATCGTTACCTCACATCATCGGTAGTCATCACGAAAGAATCAGCGGCAGGACGGTGATGAGACGTCTTTTCGGGAGCTACCCTAGCCGTGATTGCCACTCAATTTACCTCAGACCAAAAGGCCATTCAAGGATTTTCTGAAGCCTGGGCCGAACTTTTTGTCCAGCACCGGCCGCCATTTGTGCGCCACGCCATTGCGCGTCCAAGCCTCTACAGCCTGGCCACTGGTGGCTCCCAAGGCCTGCGCCACTGCCTTGTAGGAGCCGAGGCTCTCACGGGCAAAGGCCAGCACCTGTGCGAAATATTGGTCGTCTTTCTTCATGCCTCAAACTTTACCACGATTTTGCATGATTCGTGCAAAAATATTTTTTGCCACTTACGCAAAATCCTCTTGCACTATGCTATGATTCGTTTCACCAACAACCAACCACGAAAGGTGAACTCGATGCAAGACGACTTTTACATCACGGTGAACGACGGCAATGCCGTCATCATCAGCCCCAACGAGGAATACATCTCGATGGGCGTGTACATCCGAGGCGGCAGCGTTCGGATCGACATGACACCACAGCAGGCCCAGGAACTGATCGAGGCCATCGCAAACAGCATGAAAACCAAGGAGACAGCATGAAAGAGATCGCAGCAGCATTGGTCAAGGCCCAGCGAGCATTCGGGCCTGCACTCAAGACCAGCTCAAACCCCCACTTCAAAAGCCGCTACGCCGACCTGGCCGCCTGCGTCGAGGCTGTCATGGATGGCCTGAACGCCAACGGCATCGCCCTGGTGCAGCAAACCCACGAATGCGAATCAGGCGTAATCGTCGAGACGGTCTTTGTCCACGAATCCGGTGAAACCTTCTCGGCAGGCAAGCTGCACGTGCCAGCGGTCAAGCACGACGCCCAGGGGTACGGCAGCGCCCTGACCTATGCACGCCGCTACAGCCTGATGGCCGCCTGCGGTATCGCGCCAGAGGATGACGACGGCAATGCCGCCAGCAAGCGCACGCCAGCGCCTGTGCCGGGTTATGGCGAGTACGAGGCCGAGACCCTGCCAGCTATGCGCGACGCCGCCATGCAAGGCAGCGAGGCACTGGCCGCAGCCTTTCAAGCATTGCCCAAGTCAGCGCACAAGGCCGCGTTCTGGCAAGCCCAAGGCCCAGCCCTCAAGAAGGCCGCCAAGACCGCAGACGAGGGGGCAGCATGAGCAAAGTCAACCACTACCGGGTCGAAGTCACTGATCCACTGAACGCAGGAGTCTTCGGAAGCGACAAGAAGTTTGAGGTGCAGGAGTTCAACGTCATCGGCGAGAACGACAAGTACATCGCCATCGACGATTTCCGCTTCACATCCATTCGCAAGGAGAAATCCGACTGGGACACCTGCCTCGACAAGCCCAGCATTTGCCTCTACGCCAACGATGGCGTGTACGGCACCCGTGCCAGCTATACGCTGTACACCACAAAGACCAAACGCGCCGCCACCATCAAGAAAGAGATCGAGGCAGCAATTGAGAAGAAGTACGGCTTCTTTGCCAGGGGATTCGATCTGTCATTCCTGACTGACAAGGAGGCCGCATGATCGAGCAAGGCACACCTGAATGGTTCGCCCAGCGCCTTGGCAAGGTCACCGCCAGCCGGGTGGCGGACATCATCGCCAAGACCCAAAGCGGAGCAGCAGCCAGCCGCAAAAACTACCTCGCCCAGCTGGTGGCCGAGCGCCTGACTGGCCAGGCTGCCGATAGCTTCAAAAGCGGAGCCATGCAGCATGGCACCGAGACGGAGCCCATGGCACGGATGGCCTACGAGACCGAGACTGGCCAGATGGTGACCGAGGTGGCCATGATTCAGCATCCCAAGATCGAGATGGCCGGGGCATCGCCTGATGGCTTCGTCGGGGAGGATGGCCTTGTCGAGATCAAGTGCCCGAACACCAGCACGCACATTGCCACGCTGATGGCCGACAAAGCGCCCAGCGGGTACATGGCCCAGATGCAGTGGCAGATGGCCTGCACGGGCCGGGCCTGGGTGGACTTCGTGAGCTTTGACCCACGGATGCCGGAGGATATGCAGCTGTTCATCAAGCGGGTGCCACGCGACGAATCCTTGATCGCTGAGTACGAGGCCGAGGTGATCAAGTTCTTGGCCGAGGTGCAGGAGACTGTCGACAAGCTGATCGAGCTGCGGAGGGGCGTATGAACGGCCGCGACCTTCGAGACGCAGGCATCGCTCGCGTGTCCATTGGCCGCGAGGAATGGATCGCCAAGGCACGCGGCATAGCAATTTTGATTGCAAAGAGCGCAGGCCAAGTGACCATCAACGACGTTCGGAATTTGGTTGACATGCCGGACGATTTTCACCCATCGACATGGGGGGCAGTGCTTCGCGGTGATGCCTTCCAAGCAATCGGCTTTTGTCAGGCCACACACGCATCGGCTCATGCTCGGGTCGTTCGCATTTACAAACTCAAGGAGCAATCATGAAGGCACACGGTATTTGTCGCGTCGGAAAAGACGCAGAGGTTCGTTTTACACCAGGCGGTGCAGCGGTGGCCAACGTCTCGCTGGCGTTCACTTATGGCAAGAAAGGCGACGACGGCAAACGGCCAACGCAGTGGGTCGACGCCTCGCTGTGGGGCCAACGCGCAGAGTCGCTGGCACCGTACATCAAGAAGGGTGGCCAGATCGTGGCTTACCTTGAGGATGTGAGCATCCAGACATTCACCAAAGGCGACGGCACGCAGGCCACCAAGATGGTGGCACGCCTGGTCGACTTGGAGTTTGTGTCTGGTGGAGAGCAGGCAAGCAGCCAGCCAAAGCCACAGCCAAGGCCACAGGCAGCACCGCAGTCGCAAGGCTCAGGCTTTGACGATTTTGATTCCGACATTCCTTTCTAGTTAAAACGGAGCAAAAATGAGCACACGCATCTACCTGGTCACCGACGTGGAGACCAACAAGCACCGCCTGATTCGCGCAGGCAACCAGGCCCAGGCCATCCGGCACGCAGCGCAGACGCGCTTCGACATCGAGGTGGCTGGCCAGGATGATCTGGTGAGCCTGCTGACCAGTGGCATTCCGGTCGAGCTGGCTGGTGGGCCTGCAACAGCAGATATGTTTGAAGACGCAAAGGAGACAGCATGAAACGCTACATCGGAACCAAACTGATCAATGCCAAGCCAATGACACGGCAGGCCTACAACGACTTCCGAGGCTGGACTTTGCCAGCCGACGAAAACGGGGCAGACGAAGGCTACCTTGTCGAATACGTGGATGGCGGAAAAGGAAACACCGACCATTACGCCGGTTACGTTAGCTGGTCTCCTTCTGATGTTTTTGACCGCGCATACCGTCCTTGTGATGGCATGACGTTTGGCCACGCAATTGAATCGCTCAAGGCTGGCCAGAAAGTCGCACGCCAAGGTTGGAACGGAAAAGGCATGTGGCTGGTGCTTGTACCTGGCACTCCTATGATTCATCCAAAGCCAGACACACCGTATGGAAAGGCTGGAATCGCTGAGTGCGAAATCCTGCCGCACATCGACATGTGGACAACAAACTCGCAAGGCCGTCGCGCAATGCTGCCTGGCTGGTTGGCCAGCCAAACCGACATGCTTTCCGAAGATTGGGAGATTGTGGAATGACCACTAAGAACAAAACCCAATATGTGACCGTCCGCCTGTCGGACGAGATCATGGCCAAACTGAAGGCAGAGGCCGAGCGTAATACGCGCAGCCTGAGCGCCCAGGTGCTGCACTACATCCGGCTTGAGCTGGACAAGGTTAAAGCATGAAGCGCGGCTGGCAGTTTGATGTGGAGTGGTTCAAGCGTCGCTGGCCACTGTTCGCCGTCGGTATCGAGGACAATGAATTCATCCTGCGTTTGTGGGTGGTCGAGATCACTGTCTGGAGATACTGATGGACAAAAACAGGCACATGCTCATGGCGTACCTCAAGCCATCGAAAATGCACCTGGCCGTCTGCAAGGCCGCTGGCTGCGGATGCCGTCCCGCGCTGGCGGTCTTTTTCGACCGAGTGGAAAAAACCTTCAGCATTTTGGAGTTCAAGCCATGAATGAAAACGAAGCCAAGCTGGACATGCTGGTGGCCGAGCTGGACTACGAGAATCGGCTCCTACGCGCCAGAAACGACCGCCTGATGCGTGAGGCCGAGGCGACCAACTTCGACCGCACAGCGGCCTGGCTGAAGGCCTGCGGCAAGGAGCAGCTGAACCCTGCGCACCTGTCCGTACAGATCGGTGTGCACTTTGAGGAAATCGTCGAGCTGCTGGAGTGCATCGAAACCGACTGCGTGGAGGACAATCACTCGCTGGAGTGCCTGGCCGATGACCTGCGCCTGATCGCCAGTAGCCTCAAGAAGAACATCACCCAGGCCTTCATCAAGACTGGCAAGGAAGTGGATGCGCTGGACGCCTTGTGCGACACCGAGGTGACCGGCAATGGCATCGCCTACCTGGCAGACTTCGACAAGAACGGAGCCGACAAGGAGGTGCTGGCCAGCAACGATTCAAAGCTGGTCGACGGCAAGCCGGTGCTGCTGCCAGGCGGCAAGATCGGCAAGGGGCCAAGCTACAAAGCGCCAGAGCTGGAGAAGTTCGTGTGAAGCGCAAGTGTACAAAGCGTTACACCATGATGGATGAGCTGCTGGCCAGTCCGACCGAGCCTTTGCCACAGGCTTGGCGGACGCACCAGCTCACCAAGATGTACGAAGGCCTGCACCAGCTCGAGCAAGGCGAAAGCCCGACTCCTGATGATTGGAGGATCTGTTCGGACGCCGTGAACCTGGTCGAGACGCTGGTGGTCGAGATGAAGGTCTGCGAGGACGCCAACGGCCTTTTGATGGACGCCATTACGGCCTTGGCCAAGGCAGGCAAGCGCAGCAAGGCCGGACAAGGCCTGCGCCTGGATGGTGAAGGCATCGTGGCCGTGCGCTCGATCCTGCGCGACTACGCCGAGCTGATCGACGTGCTGCCAGCCAGGATGATGGTGCGATGCCATCGGCTGACCGAGAAACGCATCCAGGACATGCTGGACGGAAAGCGCAGGCCGCATGATGTGGAAATCTGCGACTTATAGGGATAACCCCTACAAAATAATCTTGCATTACTTGTGGGTGTTCGTGGTACTATCAAGGCATCAACACAGGAGAACTCGATGAAGCACTGGAAACACACTCAACACCCCTACAGCGACGAGATCAAGCGCCGTTTGTTTGTCACCAAAACACAGCGCCGCTGCGAGGCTGCTGCAGACTACCTGCTGGCCTTGGCCATCGGATGCGGCCTTGCTGCCCTGCTGGTTGCCTGGTGGAGCTCATGATGGAAATCGAAAGCCGCATCTCAGGAATCCCATGCCTGATCCGTGTGACCCACTTCGAAAGCGTGCGCGGGTCGTACAGCTACAACGCGCCCAGCGACATGGACTATTACGGCTACAGCGAGTGCGAGTGGGAAGTGCTCGACCGCAATGGCCGCCCGGCTGCCTGGCTGGAGCGCAAGCTCACGGATGCCGACCGCAGCCGCATCGATCAGGAGATCGAGGAAGCCATGACCGAGGATGCGTACTGATGGACGCGCTCGAACACTATGACCAGCTTTATGGTGACCTGGGTCTGTCACCAAACGACGCAGCCAAGTGGGTGTTCATCTCAGGCTGGAACAGCGCCATGCAGGAAGCTATGAAGCGTGTGCAGGCCATGCCGTTTGGCAACGACACCAAGGCCAGCTTTTCCATTTATTTTCAGCAAATGATGAAGGTCGATGCTGACGAGATCAAGGCAGGCATGCAATGACCAAAGACGAAGCACTCGACTTGGCGCTGGAGGCGCTGGAGGAAAATGGCAGGCTTTCTGCGATGGCAATCCTCCGCACCGCCATCGCAGAGGCTGAGACGCAGGAGCCGGTGGCGTGGGTTGCTGATGGCGTTCTGATGAAGATTGGAATCCCCGAGAAATATACCGGATACCTCTACACCACCCCACCCGCAGCCCCTGTGCAGGAGCCTGTGGCGTGGGCCACGATGCTTGGCAGTTATGCCCATGTGTCGTGGGGTAAAGATCGGCCTGACTATCCGATTCGCTACGAAGTGCCCCTCTACACCACCCCACAACCAAAGCGGCAATGGGTTGGGCTTTCAGAGGAAGAAATCGACAAACTCAAACACCTGATCGACTGGACAGCAACTTGGTCACATGGCCGGTTTGCTTACGAGATTGAGCAACTTTTAAAGGAGAAAAACGCATGAACTTCACACTTGAGCAAGCAATGGAAAAATTTCCACAAATCAAACATTGGCATGAGCAATATATGAAATCAAACTCAACATTTGTTGATTTGTACACAAGCGAGGCTGATACCGCAGAACTGCTGCGCCTAGGCCAAATGCCAAAACCTTTGCGCCTTGCCGCTGGACTGGAAAAGACCATGCAGTGGCCATTGCATGGCAAAGCTGCCGACTGCTTGCGCGAGATGTATGACTTGCTGATAGGCTGCGAAAACGAGATGCGTTACGCAGGATGGGATAAGCGTGAGGCCGACAATCCTGCAAGGAATGATGTGTACGAGGAAGTCAAAAGCCTTCTTGGAAAAAACACATGAGCAACGTTATCCCATTCAACGGCATCACCAAGCTCGACCTCAATGCGGACATCGTGCTGGAAAACACCAAGGGCAAGCTGGAAGGCTTTTTCATCTGCGGGTACGACAAAGACGGACAGGAGTATTTCGCCAGCACCTATGCTGACGGTGGCGATGTGCTTTGGCTGCTGGAGCGCATGAAGCTAAGACTGCTGACAGTAGAGGTGGATTAACGCTTTCCAGCCCTCTGCCTAGCGTTGGTATCAGCCTGCCACTGATCTCGGCACTCAGGGCCGCAGAAGCGCCTGTCAGCGGCCACAGGCTCTTCGCAGTAGTGGCACAGGCCAGTCGGCTCAAGTCGCTGGTGTGGCTGCCTGGCGGATGTCAGGCAGGCCTCGCGCTCTTGTTCTTCTCGGATGGTGGCTTGGTCGGAAATGTCGGTCATAAAAAAGACCCGGCACAGAGGCCGGGTAAGGCTGCCGAAGCAGCAGGAGACAACCTGCTATCGCTTCATGGCTGCTGCAATGGATGGGGCCACCTTCTCGACGCTACGGCCTACGACATACCCACCAAGGCCAAACTCGACAATGCTCCAGAGCTTGAGGTATTCAGCCTCTTGCAGCCCAGGAGCAGCCCAGCCAAACCACCTGGCCACGATCAGGCCGACAAACACCAGCATGGTAAGTGGTCGCCAGTTGGCCGCCAGCCAGTGCGTGCTGGCTGCCTCGGTGTTGATAATCTTGGCCGCAGCCGATTCGATCTCAGCCTGGTGGTTCAGCAGCTGGCGCATGGCCTCTGCCTCTGCCTTGGCCTTTTCTGTCGGGTCAGGAAACAGGCTGCCAACGATCTGGCCTATGATCGGGGCCAGAGCCGGGACAAGTGCTTGGATCATTGGTACTCCCAGATCACGTTGGACGGAAGGCCATGGCCACCAAGGCCAAGGTGCACGAAGTTCTTGGCAATGCCGATGCGGTGAAATCCGTGCTTGAGCGCCAGGCGGATCAGGTCGAATCTGTCGCTCCCAGATGTGCACGCAATGTCGCAGCACATGCCACGGGTATGCTCGCCATCAGATCGGCCTTTCCTGGCCTCCACGGGGTGCGTTGGGTGCCTGTAGCCGCTGGTGATGGTCATGGGCCGACTGTACTCGGTGCGCAAGGCCTGAAGGCGCTCCATGAAGTCAGGGAGCATGCCATTCAGGCCGGTGTGCTTGCAGTCGAACTCGGCCTTGGTGAAGTTGGGGTAGTCCGACCAATCCATTTTAGTTGCCTTTCCAATGGCTTGTCAGGAATCCAATGAATCCAGACACGCCAGAAGCGACAGCCATGCCGAACCACAAGCCACCCTTGCCTTTGTTGGCCAGGGCCAGCAGCTCTTCGATCTGGCGCTCCATCTTGTCAACTTTGCGATCCATGTCCTGCACGCGCTGCCACAGAACTCCATACTTCACGAGGTCAATGCCGCCATCCTTCTCTTCCGCCATGTCAGGACACTCCATCGATTACAAGCCCTGGCCGGGCGTGACGTAGACGGTGGTCGCGCCAGAAGCGAGGCCGCTGAAGTAGGTGTCCTTGTTGAAGCGGATGATTTCAACTGCACCAGGCACCAGGACGATGGCGTCTGAAGGCGTACCAGCGACAGGAGCAACCGAAGCGGCCTGGGCCAGTGCAGCAGTCGGGCCAGTGCCCAAGAAAACGGTGTTCGTTCCTGCGTTCACAAAGCGATATTGGCCTGCGTTCTGAGGGTTGAACTTCTCATAGACCGGAGCCTGCACGCCTGTGGGTGCAGTGCCAGATGCGGCCACGACTACAGTCTTACCAAGGGGGGTGAATGCAATTTGCGAATTTGTAGACATGATTTTTCCTATCGTTAAGCGGTACGGGTTACAACCCAGTCCCAAGTGGTTGAACCGAAGCCAGCTCCAATGGCTAACTGAATATTTAGTCCGCTGGACACAATATTCATGTCCAGAACAGGATTGGTGTTGTCTTGCGCAATACGCAGGCACTTGGAGCCAGAACCAAACGCAAAAACATAACCAACCACATGATTGTTAGTTCCACCGGACTGGCGAACGGATAGCAAGTATGTTTGATTTACTGCTGTGTTTGCCAGCGTAAACATTGTGGTGGTAGATCCACCAGCGGCTGTAATTTGTCCTTTGAAATTATTAACAGCACTAACCCCGTTAAGGGTTCCACCTGTAATGGCCACTGCATTGGCGTTTTGCGTCGCCATCGTGCCGAGGCCGACGACGTTTGCAACTGGTATTTGATTGTTTACCGTTTTTAACATTTGTCGCTCCTTACGCTGTCATCCAAGGCAAAGAGACTTCAACGGTTTTTGGCTGTGCTTTTTCTTGCAGCAGTGCGTCAAGTTGCTCTTTGATGGACGATTGAACAGCATCACCCATCGCGCCTTGCACCCAGCCGACAACTGTGGCCAAGTCCAACTGATCGGCAGGTGTAAAGTGACCGTCCGGTGTGAATGGGATCATTTGAGTTCCGCTTGTGGACACGGTGTTATTGCCATCCTCAGCAGAACAGGCCCAATCAACGCTGTAAACAACGTCCTTGAGTCCTTGTTCCTCGGTGTGCGCGACCATTTTCTTGATTGACCATGTGTACTTGTTTGCCATTTTGATTCTCCTGAATTAAACGAGACGAGTGATTGCCCAGCGCCATGTGACAACGCCAAACCCTGAGCCTACAACCAACTGAAGTTGCAAGCCTGTGAACTGGAAGTCCAAAGCAGTTGCGCCGGGGGATGCTGTATCTCCAGCAACACGCACGGCCTTTGCACTTGCGCCATACACGTTCAACATGTAAATCACTGTGTTGCTGCTGCCACCTTGTTGGGAGGCCGTTGCGATGTAGACCTGCTGCTGTGCCGTATTTGCCAATGTTGTCAGGTTGAGCGTTTCAGCAACACCAGAACCAGCACTCGCAATTTGACCAGTCTGCAAGTAATTGCGTCCAGCATTGTTGATTGTGCTGTTTCCAATGAGGCTGTCATATATTTCAACATTCCTGCCAGAATAAGCACCGCCGCTTGAGTAACGATTAAAACCAGAAACTGTGCCAGTGCCTGCCACCAAAGTCGCAGTTGGCAGTGCCATGTAGTTATTGTCGAACACGAGCATGTTTGCGTTGTTGACATCCACCACATACGGCTGGGTTTGACCTCCGCCAATGAAGAAATTGTTGCCAGTGGCAGAAACGCGACCAGATGAAATGCGAATGGCCGCAGCTTCACCAGCCACAGCGTTCTGGTCAATATCCCAATCTTGGAATGAGCATCCTGTGATGTTGACAGACCCAATGTTGCTGTTGAGATAAATCGGGTTGCGGTTGATGTCTCGGAAAGTGCAAGCACTGATGGTCAAGCCATCAACATTGTCACCAGCGTAGACGCCAAACGGTGTGTAACTGGTTGGGGTGTACCCGCTGCCAACTCCACGAAACTGCACGTTGTTGATGGATACGTCTTTGACGTATTCCATGTACACGCACCCGTCAATTTTGTTTGGGCTGGCAACTGCCGTCACGATGAACGAGTTGGAAATGTGGACTTGCTGCACACGGTTGGCACCCGTTCCAACAATGTCAACCACTGGTCGATTGATGCCATATGTTTCACCGGCATACAAGTTCACGATGCTGGTGTTGATGTGGTTGGTGCTGTTGTCAAACGGACGCAGAGACACACAGGCGCTGGTGCCGCCGTTTGCCCAAATGTTTGCAATTCGGTTGCCGCCAGCGGCCATCAACAAACAGATGGCCCCACCAGTAAATTCCGAATCAGAAGCTGCGCTGTCTGACCACATATGGCATTGAATGTTGCTACCAGCCATGAAGCAACGGTCAATGCGCATCAGCCCTTGCTTTGAATAAACACCGTAGCTGACGCCGTTGTAAACACCGCACTCAACAAACGTCAAAAACGCACCAAAAGTAGCATCGACGCACTTGTCTGCCTTGTTTTCTCCTTCGATTCGCATCAAAGAAAAAGTGATGTTGTCCGCACCATTGCCAATCGAAAACACGCTGTTTTGGCCAAGCGTTCTAGCCATCACAACAGTCTTTTGATTGTTGTTGTAATGATAGAAACCGTCGCCGTGATATGTAGAGCCTCGAGCAGCTGTCGGAATGATGATTTCATCAACAAGGTAAACACCCTGCGGGAAATACACGGACTTGTTGGTATTGATGGCAGCTTGAACTGCTGCTGTGTCGTCGGTCACGCCATCACCAACAGCGCCAAAATCCTTGACGTTTGTGATTCCGAGAGAGGTCAGCGTGATGATGTTTCCATACCGCTCAGTTGCAGCTGGTGCGCTGTAGACCAGGCTGCCTTTGGAGTTCATCACGCGGATGCTGTAGTCGCTGTTGACGTACAAGCGTGCAGGCGTTCCGTTGCGCGATGGGTATCCGTTGATGGTGCGGATAGGCTGAGGTGCCGAAATTGTCAGTGCGGCATCCCAGTAGACGTTGATGGGGTTGACCTGAGGGTCTAGGTTGGCTTCTCCGAGCCAGATGTAGCCGTTTTCCAGCGGCTGCCCATCCGTCTCCGTGAAGATCGGGAAGGTGGGCTGAATGCTGAGTGCGGACATTTACTGGTTCTCCTGGTCAAATTGGCGTCCTGTCTGGACAGCGGATTGCAGCCACTGCACTCTCGCGTCCAGGGATTGTGGCAGCTTTGCTGCGTTTGCGAAATCGGAAAATGCCTTGCTCGCTGCAGTGCGACGGAGCACAGCCTGGCTTGGCTCGGTCTTTGTTGCGGCCTCGATGGCCAGCTTCTGGAAGTCGTCGCTGGCAAATAGCTTACCTGCAGCTTTCACCGCATCTGCGTTGTTCTTGGACATGAACTGAACGATGTCAGGTGCAACAAAGCCGCCGCCAGGGATTGCACTTGCTGCACCTGTGACGACGCGTTGGGCTGTCGTGCTTTGCATTACCTTTCCGATCAAGCCTTCAGCCTTCATGGCCTCCACCAGCGCCTGGTTGGCCTTTCCGGTGGTGAGCACCTGGGCGCGTGCGTCGGTGATCCTGCGCGAGATTTCGAACAGGTCGCGCAGCACCGGGTCTGCATCCTTGCCTAGCACCTCGATCACCTGCTTGTAGACAGGTGGATTGGCACGCAGGCCGCGATAGGTCTTGGCGAACTCAGCAAAACCGAACGCGCCTTCTTGGGCTGCCCGGCCAGAGCTGGCGACGGATGCCAACGCTGTGGCGATGGTCTCCTTGCGCAACTCAGGCGGCACGACCTTGATCAGTTTGTTGAATTGAGCCGCATCACCCTTGGCCGCCGACTTGATGGCCGACTGCATGAGGGTTGCCACGCTGCCGTCGCTCTCTTTGCCAAATGCACCGACGATGCGGTTTTCCAGTGCTTTGCGCTTGGCGGTCAGCAGGTTGGCCGCACGCAGTTCTTGGCGCAGTGCATCGCCTCCGATCTGGCCAACGTTGGTCAGCTGGTCTTCGGCCAAGGCACCATAAAGGCGCTTGAGATCGCCTGCGGCCATGTTGCCGTAAGGAGACTCCTTGCCAGCCATTGCCTGGCCGATCAAGTTCTTCTCGCGCAGCAGGCGGCCGTATGTCACAGCAGGGTCGGTGGCCAGCTCGTAGAGCTTCTTTTCCTGTGAGGACAAGCCTTTTTCACCGACCTCGGCCAGCACGTCGTCGAGCGTTTGCGTCAGGCGAGGGAATTGGACGGTCGCGGTTTTTGGGATCGTGGCATCCACACGCTTGTAGATCACGTCGGCATCATTGAACAGCTGCGTGCGTGTCGTGTTCAGGCTGTCCAGGATGCGTTGCGAAGTTGCGCCAGGAGCGGGACGACCTTCGATGAAGGCCGCGTCGAACTGCTGCACCACATCGTCGGCCTTGCCGATGGCAGTGCGGACGGTGTTCACCCAGGCTGCCTCAGCTTCACCACCGGCCACAGACCGGGTCAAGCCAACGGCCGCACGCACCTGTGGGTTGTCGCTGAACACGTCGAACGGCAAGTCCATGCCAAGGCGCTCGGCTGCGGAACGGGCCTCAGGGTTTACCTGAGCAACGTCGGCCAGCTTGGCTTTGGCTGCGGCAGAGCCTGGGCCGCTGCCGGATGCCTTGCGAACCAGGTCGCCAACTTCCTCGAAGGCCTCGGTGGCCACCTGAGCAACAGGAGCGGCTTCGGGTGCCATCGCGGTACCCATTGGTGCGCCAGCAGGGGCCGCTGGTGCCGTTGGAGCAGCTGGCGCAGGCATTGGCTCAAGCGTTGGCTCAATTCGCGCAGCAG